CTCAAGTACAATGGGAGCACAAGGACAGAAGTACTGTTATCTGTACCATAGATAAGGATCTTCTGAATGGCGTACCTGGCTGGTCATACAACTATGTCAAGGGCATTACTAAGTACACGACCTTAGCTGATGCTAACTTGTTCCTATTCCGGCAGATGCTTGAAGGGGATAGCTCAGACAATATACCTGGTATCAATAAGGTAGGACCTAAGACTGTTGATAAAATTTTTGCTGCTAAGCAAAACAATATCAATACCATTAGAGATGAAGTTAAGGAGTTGTATAAGAAACAGTACGGAGACAGTTGGTACTCTGCTTATACAGAGGTAGGCAATCTGCTTTGGATTAGACGGATTAAAGATCAGCCGTGTCCTCTACTAGAAATTAATTACAATGGAGAACCTATTAACAGTGACAAGGAAGAAAGCAGCACGGAAGGTAGTGAAGAAGCGTGCTCCTCGCACGCCGCCCTATCCTAACTATCCTACATGGTCTACTAGTAGGTTCTTTGGATTCTTAAGGTCAGCGCTGCGTTCTGCTTACAACCGCTGGCCTCCTAAGTTCCAAGTGCTAGCTAAAGCTAGACGCCCATATGAAGGTAATGATAAGCGAACTAAGTGGGAGTTTCAGTGTAATTCTTGCAAGCAGTTCTACAAATCAAGTGAAGTGAGCGTGGATCATATTGTTCCCGCAGGATCATTAAATACATTCGATGATCTAGCTGGCTTTTGTCAGCGACTGTTTTGCTCGGAGGAGGGATTACAGCTGCTCTGTAAGTCCTGTCACCAAGCCAAAACCAATCAAGAAAGGAAACAAAAAGATGATTGATATTATTCTATTAGGTGTTATCGCTGGACTGTATGTATTAGGTAAGTGGCAGGGTGGTGCTGTGCTTGAGGCAGCTAATGCCTATCTACTTGAAGAAGGACAAGAACCAATGGAAGGAGCAGAGGCTGTGTTGATGACATGGGGCTGGCCTATCGCCACAGTAATTGCAATGGTAATGGAAGCTAAGGACGGTATGGATGGTAAGTAATCCCTCACACAAAGTAACTATTACTCTCACCTCTAAGGATGACGAACCCTACGTAACCATGCAGGTTAACTGGGACCCACTTCTAACAGATGATGAAGTTGTGGCTGAAGGCTTTGAGCCAGCAGCATATAAGATGGCACAGAATCTTATCTTCGCAGTAGAAGGCATGATGGATATGGCTAAGCTTCTTGAAGTAGAGGAGGGGGATCTTGACTCTAACAGAAGCCTCAATTAGATCATTAGTAATAGACATTGAAACTGTTCCAGCTAAAGCCCATGTCTGGGGCTTGTGGGATCAGAACGTTGGATTGAGTCAGCTTATTTCTCCATCAATGCTCACATGCTTCGCTGCTAAGTGGGCAGGAAGTGATGAGGTGTATTTCTCTTCGGAGAAGCTTCACACTAGAGAAGGTATGGTGTATGCTGCGTGGGATCTTCTAGATGAAGCAGATGAACTGATTGGATTTAATAGCAATAGCTTTGACATTAAGCATTTGAATGCAGAGTTTATGCTATTCGGTCTACCCCCTCCATCTCCATATAAGAAGATTGATCTTATGAGAAGCGTGAAAGGTCAGGCTAAGTTCATGTCCAACAAGTTAGCTTACCTGTCAGATGTACTTAAGGTAGGCGCTAAGATTGAGACTGGCGGGTTTGAGTTATGGCTAGACTATATGCAAGGCAAGAAGGAAGCTATGCGGTTGATGCGAGAGTACAATGAAGAAGACGTGCTCCTCACTGAGAGATTGTATGATAGGCTACGTCCTTGGATTACTACTGGTGTGAATAGATCAGCGATAGTTAACGGTCACGTATGTCCTACATGTGGCGGAAGCCACCTGCATTCACGAGGCACTACTCGTACTCTACAGTTAACCTACAGAAAGTATCAGTGCCAGTCTTGTGGTGGGTGGTCACGAGCTGTGGTAGCTGAAGAGAAGTCAGACAGGAAGAACAGACTAGTCACGGTGAAGTGATGACTAAGGCAGAACTACAGCAAAGAGTAGACATACTAGGGCAGCTTCTCTTTGAAGCTGTCCATCTACTTCGCACTGAAGATACTAGTGATGAAGATAGAACGGAACAAGTAGAAGAGTTCCTATATAAATGTCAGAAGGAAGGTATGGTATGAAAAAGTATTGGATTGTATGGAATAGAGAGAAGTCGGAAGGAGTGATCTTCGATGAAGAAGATGATGCCATATTCGCCACAACAGGAGTAAGAACTTTCGTAGGACATTCTTCTTTGGCATATGATTGGCGAGACAACTATGATGATCTTGGAGATGAAGCTGAGATTCAAGAGATAGAACTATGACCCCTAAAGAGTACATCTACTCAGGACTACTCTTAATCTCTTTAGTCTTTGGTACTGTGCAGACTGTTCGGCTTAGTAATGCTAAGTCCTTTCACGAATCATTTGTATCAGCTATCAAAGATGAGATGATAGAGACAGGGATTAAACTAAACCAGCAACGTAATGCTACAGAGAAAGCCCAAGCAGAGATTGGTAATAAGTATTTTGAAGGAGTGAATGATGCGAACAAGTTGCACGATGTTACTATTGCTAGGCTTAATGCTGACAACAGCCAGCTGCAAAAGCACTGGCGTAGTGCGCTCAGACGAGCTGACTCAGCCGAGGCTGCCCTTACCGGAGTCGAGCTTGATGCAGCGGCCGCAGCAGTGTCAACAGACATTGCGAACCTTCTACGAAACACCGCCACAGGAGATGCTACAATTGTGTCCCTCCAAGACACGATCAACACGTACCTCTGTCAGATAAACAAAGAGCCATACCCAGGCTATGCTTGTAGGTAAAAAGAAAGCCCTCTTCCATTTCTGGTTGAGGGCTTTTTTATTGCTCAAAATTTAAGTAACTAAATCAGCTCCGGCATTCCTAACTGATACAATATAAGAGGCCGGACCTCTAACTTGATTCTCATCTTGCTTAGTGTCTCTGCCACTTAGAGTTTTGATTAACCAAAGGTTGCCATCAGAATCCACAAGAGATACAGTCACCTTACCAAAGCTGCCATTGAATCTTGGGATGATAGTGTGAAAGCTTCCACTAGCTACTGTCTGTTCTGTGCTATCTGCCCTTCCTTCAGTGAAGGGAACTAGTTCTGCTACTGCCATAAATACTCCTTAACTTCCTACAGCCTGATCGAATGCACTTACAATCTGTAGTCCCGTTCCTGCTGTCTGCCTCACTGCAAAGTACCAACCTGCTGGCACCATAACAGTGTAGGTATTAGCCTGCTGGCTAGTGATGCTTAGACCAACTACTAGAACACCTCCTAGGTTATTCTTATAGGTTGCTACGTTAGTTCCAGTACCTGTAGCAACGCCAGAAGTATTGCCAACAGTGATAGCTCCTTCATTATTAGAAGTGCCTGACAAGCTGATGCTACTCTGAGACTGAAGCGTAATAGTGACGACACAGGGAATAGCTGTGTTGGTACACTGATAAGCTGTTGCTAGGCTGAGTGCTCTAGAGGTATAGCTACCAAAAGAGTTAACTCCTGCCGGACCTGTGTTGCCTGTTAATCCTGTAGCTCCACGAGGCACTGTGAAATTAAGCACAGCAGCAGATGAAGTTCCAGAGTTAGTTACAGAAGCATTAGATCCTGCTGCACCTGTAGTGGTTGTACCTACTGATACTGTAGCTGCTGTTCCAGCGGCACCTGTTGCTCCTGTCAAACCTGTAGAGCCAGTCAAGCCGATAGGACCTTGCTCACCAGTGTCACCTTTCGGCCCCTGCGCTCCTGTGGAGCCGGGCGTGCCCTGGGCCCCTGTGTCCCCCTTGGGACCTGCTGGGCCTTGTGCTCCTGAGGTTCCTGCCACGCCTTGTGGTCCTGCTGGGCCCATAGGACCTGCTATGCCGGAGACATTTAAAACATTCCCATCTCTACTAAGCCCTGTCCCTAACGTTACCCACTGAGGTAGAATGGTGCTTGCATTATAAAGCATCAGTCCATCTGTAGCAGGGTTAGCTAGAAGCCTTACACTCCACCCGGTATTGGTTGAGTTACGCTGATCTACTGCCACACCATTAGCCTGAGCAAAAGCTAGTGATGGTATTAATGCTAGCGCTAAAAGAGAAAGCTTTATTGTATTCTTATCCAATTATTGACTCCGATCTTTTGGAATCCTACACAGTCATTGACAAACAATTCTGTAATAGGATTCATGATATTACTACCATTCATAGTTACAGATGTTACATCAATTAGACTAGCTACACGTACAATATCTCCTATATCAGTGGTTGCATCTGAAGGCAGGTTGATGTGAAGTGTTCCTAGATCACTGGCTCCTTCAATCACTGCTGTGATAACAGCGGATGTGGGCTGTATATCTACACTGCTATCTTCCACTGGACTAAATCTCTGTACGGTAATTACTGTGCCAGCCTGACTAATGAGATTGGTTATTTGCATAAACAATTTATCAAGAGTCTGTGCTTGAGTTGTGTTAAATCCAAACCATTTATAGAACATCTCCATTCCTTATGCTGGATGTGCCGGGATAGGTATCCCTGCTTGCATCATAGCTCCTACTAGTAGTCGAGTGTACTCCCTCTCCCTTGCCAAGTCCATTGTAAGCTGTTTGACTTGAGCGTCTAAACTATCTAGCCTGTTGGTGAGCATATTGAACAACACCTCATTGGCATTGGCTACTGCAATGTTACTATCGGAGTTGGCATTCTCCAGCTTGGCTCGCATAATCTTTTCATAGATGGCCCATATAATGCCGCCAATACCTGCGAGTCCAAGCCCTACACTTTGGACAGTGCCTCCCCCCGTTAAATCATCCATCTAAATCTCCTCACTCTAGCTGTATCGGAGCAGTGTCACTTGCTACTCCATCTTGTTGTGGGGGCAATGGCCACTCTACGTCAGGGAATCCAGTTTGTGCTGGAAGATCCCTTAATTTTTGCCTATAAGTTAGCCAAGCTGCCTTGACTATTGTAGGCAAAGGTGAATCACCTGCCTGTGTCCAATCTGATGCTCTCAGCTTGGCAGATCTCTCTACCTTCATCTCAGCTATTCTGATAGTAAGTAGTAGGGAAGCAGGTATTTCTTCCACTGCCGTTTCATCTGGACTTAGATACATGCCCTCTGATATAGCTCTATAACTGCTGCTAGTTATGGCGTACATAATCACCTGTCATATGTGTAACCGTTTACGTCGATATACGCAGCTCCATTTCCATCTACAACGTCATTGTTTAAAACGATATACAATAACTGTGAAGAGGTTAAAGGTACTGTGAAGAAAGCTACGCCCGGAGACGTGACATTATTTAACTTAGGTAGTCCTGCTGTAGGACCGAAGTTCATAGCATTATCACCGACAGTACGATTGAAGAAGAATCTAGCAAACACACCAGAAGCTGTGATTGGAATTACTCCTGACAGAGCTACAGCCTGTTCGACTGCTGTGATCTTAGCATTCAGTACTCTGAAGATTGATCCACCACCAGCGCCTCCTTTAGGATATAGAACTAGATTTCCTGACACAATAAACTGATGAATAGATCCAGAAGCATCTGTTAAAAAAGTTCCTAGATATCTCCTTGATGTGTCTCCTGTCTTGTTTCTAGCAGTACCTAAGTAAGCTACGGGCACTGTAGTACTAATCTCCACATCAGGAGTGCCTGCATTAGAATAAGCGTAGCAATGATAGAACGTACTAGCTGCTAACGAAAGTCCTGACTTAGTAACAGCAGACGGGAATCTCAGTAACGTACTAGACGAAGGAATGGCTACTGTGCCTGATGTAAAACTAATAGAACTGGCACTATTCCAAGACATAACCATGCCGTCTATATACCCAGACGTAGCAAGAACACCAGCAGCAGCAATAGGTAAGCGCACGCCTGCTGTTAGATCTGCTGTGATAGTATTACTAACATCATTATAAGTGAAATCAATTTCTGCTGTATCAGTTAAGATAGTACCTACAGCATCCTGTGCCCTCTCATTAGAGAAATAAAGATTGGTTGTACCTTCAGTGAGATTATCAGTAGTGGCTGCTGCTGTTCCGGTCTTACGCCCGAAGGCATCAAAGGAGGTACGTTGCAGGACACCTGTACCCGTGTCGGCCACAGTTGCTAGGTTGATAGTTGGTAATGCAGATACAGCATCTCCATTAGTTACGACAATGTTACCAGCGGTTCCGGTGATAGTAGCAGCTTTAGTTCCTGTTACTCTTCCGTAAGTATCTCTAGTAATAGCTAGCAATGAACCTGCGTTAGAGTTAGTTACAGTAGCTAGATCCAGCACTGTATTACCTTCGCCAGCGTCACCATCAGTTACTACTATACGTCCCTCATCTGCTGATTCAATTGCACGGCTTTGCCAGTATCCATTATCGTCAATAACTAAATAGCCATTACTGTTGATAGTAGACATATTCTGCACTACGCTAGGTACTGCTTGCCATGTTCCCTGGAATCTCCAATAGGCATTAGAGTCAATAGGTGCATCCTGCAAGAAGCCGGTTATAGTGGTTGCTATAGTTACAGCATTCTGTCCCGGTACTTTCTCTGATACTCCTGTGACATCTCCAGTGAGAGTAACTTGAGTAGCTAAGTCTCCTGCCGGTAGAGTATTGTTAATAACTTTAGTGATGACAGAAGTTAGTCCACTCTCTACGTTACCTAACCCTTCGGATGTAACGTTAAGCTTAGAGCTTATATCGCTGTAACTACCTTGAATTTCTTTTAAGATTTTATTTAGATGCTGCCTCTCTACGTCTCTACTCTGAGCATTGACTACAGTCCATTTCATTAATCACCCGGTAAGATAGGAAGGTATTGTGGGACCATAGTTGTCTCATTAGGTAGAGGATATGTTAAAGGAACATCATCATAAGCAGTGGCTCCAATAGTCATACCGTAATCATTAAGAGGTACTACATCAAACTGCCCATCATTAACTTGCAGATTGTACATCTGGTTTGCTTGAGGATTCTTTAGTTCAAATAAAGATTGCTCTAATAGTGCATCTTGCTGACCTAGTAACGTGGCAACTTCGTCCATATACTTAGAAGGCTTTAGCCATTCATATGGATCAGAAGGAGCTGCCGGAGCAGCCCCTCCTGTTTGTTCTGCCTGAGGCATGTTATGTGCCCCGGCAGGATTGCCATTGTTAGGAACAATAGGCAAGCTACTTTGCAGATCACTCTGCATTGATTGTGGAAGAATTACAGCCATTACTCTCCTCCTTGTAATTCACTTAGGATTTCCCAAGAACTTTCCCACTTGTCCTGTAGCCTTTCTTTATCAGCCTCAGTCTTTGCTTTTCTGATCTGGGTCTTGGCAGCACTACTAATACTGTTCTGGTTAATCACACGTGAGACATACTCTTCATTGCCTAACTGAGTAATAACCTCAGTAGGAACTTTGGCTTCCTTAAGGGCAGCATCTGCTTCCGCATCTGTCATCCCTAAAGACAGCATACCTCTGCGTGTCTTTGCTAGTTGTTCCCATGCTTTACGTTCTTCCTTACGCATATCTAGTAGTCTGCTAGTAACTTCCTCAGCAGAAGGGTTAGTCGTATTTTCTACATATGCAGCTAAGTCTCTACGTAGGTTCTTGATAGTGTCATCGTAACCAAATGACGCATCTCTAGTTCCTACCTCAGGATCATAACGTAATGCTCTAGCTCCTAAACCTCTCATAGTATTGTAGACTACATCATCACTACCTCCTCCTACAGCAATAGGATTGCTGTCACTCCAAGCTCTAGGAGTACCTGGCATGTACCTAGTCTCAATCAAAGAAGCTACAGAGTTCCATGCGTCTTCATTGCCTACAGTAGACATAGCACTACTCCATCCTTCAGGGAACCACTGAGCAACTAGTGGCTTTCTTGGACGAGGAGATGTAGCAGGAATCACACCAGTAGTATGAGCTGCCGCATCCCACAATGCTCCGCCTAATGCAGGAGCAATGTAGTTCTCCTTGAACTGTTTCCATAGAGCCTCAGTAGGCTTGTCACTAATACGAGCAGCTCTGTAAAGATCTGTGATAGGTCCTAAAGGATCTGCGTTGGATACACCATAGATAATCGGTCTACCTTCGCTGTCCTTACCTACAGGCAAGAAGTCCATAACCCGTGCATATTCCGGCAACAGGGCTCTTCTATCCTCTTCATCATCTCCCCACATACCTGCAGCAAAGTGAGACAGAGCACCAAGCATAGCCAATACGCCAGCTGTGCCGGTCATACGAGCTAGACCGCGAGCTGCCATCTTAGCCTGAGCAGCAGGGTTGTTTAGATCCGCAGCTCTCTTGACTTCCAGTAACCCTTGGTATAGATTAGCTGCAACCACACGGTGAGCCTCATAAAGGTATGGACCGTACTGTGTTACACCTCCACGCTCCAAAGCTTTTAGGAATGGAAGAGTACGTGAGTAGCTCATGTTAGTGTTATTAACTACAGCTGAAGCTTCTCTATAGATTTCATCGTCAGTCTTGGTAAGACCTTCAGACTTATACATGCTACGTAGGAAATCTACTTCTCCGTGGAAGTTAGCAAGCTTAGACCAAACGTCCATCATAGCGTAAAGTTCCTTACCCGCCATGCCTAGCTCACGAGCTTTACGCATGAAGGTGCCGGGAGACTTACCGCTCATCTCACGAACAATCTGCTCAATCTTACCTACATCTAGGTTCTTCAAATCACCAACAGTAGCTGAGTCAACTACTCGGTACTTAGAAGCAATATCAGCACCACCCAAACCAGAAGAAGGCTTAGCAGAATATCTGATAATATCTACAGAATCTTTAAGGCCCTTAGCGTAGCTGCCCACATTTAGGTTGCCGTTAACTCCCAGCATTGCAAATGAACCTGCAAGGTTAAGAGGGTAACGCCATAGATTGCCTACAATGTTTACAGCCTTAGCTCCTGAAGCAGCTCTCATCCAACCGTTAGCTGCCATCCTTCCCATGGTATTCCATACACCATCGAAGTTTTGATGGCCTGTAATCATAGCATCGGTAAAGTTCTGTAGCTGTTCTGTAGTATCACCAATCATGGCAACCATAGAAGGTGAAGCCCAATAACCTTGCAGCGGACCATAAGCCTCGCCGGTTAGTTCCTTCATATTGTTGTTACGTACAGCAGCATTACCGCTACTGCCCGGAGGCTGCAAGTCTTGAGCTGACGTCATGTTACGAAGTGCCAGCATTAACTTAGTACGTGACACATACTCGGCCTGCTTACTTACAGTAGCAACCAAAGCACCAGCGGGGTCAGTAACTTCTCCTAGAAGATCACGGATTTCCTTAGGAATGCTCTTACGCTTCTGCATGATGGAAGTGTTTAGCTTCTCTCCTCTGTCATAGAAACGAGAGGCGGCAGTATTCTCTACTCCCCATAGAAGACTCTGAACCGCTGCGTCTGCCTTAGCCTGCATATCTTCCATACCTACTTCATCTCTGATTTCAGCTAGAGCAGCTTCTTTACCGTCACGATCTACTAGTGTAGGATCAGTACCAATCCAAGTATCATATAGATAATCAATATTAGATCCCGTTAGTTCTCCTAGATCTTCAGGGATTGCAACACCTTCTAGAATACGCTTGGAAGCATTAGCATAACGGTCATAAAGTTCCTGCTCTTTAGGAGTGAGGGACTTCTTACCTTCTGTAGCTTTGTCAATAGCATCCTGTACTGCTTGGCTATACCTCTTACCTAGGCCGTGGCCTTGACGTGAAGCATAGAACCTGTGAACATATCTCCCCAAGTTGGCAGCTACCTTCTTGATATCATCCTTCTCTTTCTCAGTAAGCTTCTTACCTGAATCAAGATAAGTTTGGATGAAGTCAGCAGATAGATCATCTACTAGATTACGTAGACGGGATAGAGCTTTACCTGCCTGTCCATAATCCTTAACGATGTTATCAAATGCAGCTTTGTATTCGGAAGCTGTACCATCTAGATTACTAATCTCTTCCAGCCTATTGCGAATCTCTGCATTAACTTCTGAAGGTGCTACACCTCTTGATGCTGCTAGCTTCTCTACGCCACTATCATACTGTCCTGCTGCTCTGTTAGCCTGAGCTTCAAACTCTACAGGAGCAGCCTTGGCTAGCTCTACTTCATCACGAATATGACTGCCTAATCCCTTATCATTACGTATAGCTGAGACTAAGAAAGTGGTAGCCTTATTCTTATTACGGAAAGCAGCATCAGCATTTCTTGCATTACCTGCCATACCTAGAGTGCCTTCACTGGCCAGACCCGCACGAAGTGCTGCTCCCTCTTCTGTCCTGTCTGCATTCCTAGCATCTAAGGTAGGGATCAGTCCATTAGAATTAGAGGCAGTCTGGTACATCAATCTAGCTACACCCTTCCTTCTATTTGCTTCGTCCACATATACTTTAGGTGCTTGACGATCACCGTTACCATTAATTCCCATACCGTAGTTTAGGTAACCTAGACCATAGCTATCATTGTCGGCATCTCTAACTTCTACAACACCTTCTGTTGCATCTTGCCTATTGATTACTTTAACCTTGGTTCCGTCAGGGAGTTGAGTCTCTAGATAATTACCATTCTTTAGTAGCTCATCAGCTAGATTATTTCTATCCCAAACACTTCCTTCTACTTTAGTAGTTCCGGTGGAAGGATCGAAACTTCCAGACATACCTAAAGTTTCACCTGACAGGTCACTACGAGCAGTACGCATAAGAGCCATACGTCCTACGTCTGCACCTTCGGCAGTACCAAACTCCCAATCTTCCATCTCTGGATTAGTAGGAAGTTCAGACTGAGGAACATCAGCATTACGCTGAGTGAAGAAAGCTTCAGCTTCTGTGGGCAAAGAAGTATAACGTCTGTGTAGTTCTTGCTGCACTTTGTTATATCCCTCAACCTTATCTCTGAACTGATTGACTGTATCAGAGAATTGGTTGTAAGCTTCTTTTGCTTCAGTGTCTTGAATCTTCATTTCACTATCATCTACAAGCCTAGCAAAATCTAAAGCCTTACGACTAGGAGTACGATTTGAATTAATGATGCTACGAGCTATAGCCTTGTTTGTTTTGCCCGGCATTTCATTTACAATTCTACCAGCCAGCTGCATCATGTTCACGCCAGCCTGATCGTTGGCATCTCTTACCTTCTCAAACTCAGAGATAGTCTTGCGTTCAGCAGGAGTTCTAACTACTCCTTGGAATACGCCGGTTCCTCCTTCTTGCTCTTGTGCCCAATGCTGCATCTCATGTAGAACAACTTCCTTCAGAGTAGCTTGAGATTTTCCGTTAGCTACGTTAGGACTAACTTCAATCAAATTCCTGCCTGGCCAGTACTTGCCCATGTTCCTATCAGTCATATCAGTAGCCACTCTAATTTCTACATTACGAGCTTCTGGCATGTTTCTATATAGAACATCATGATCCATAATCTGTCCAGCAGTTACAGTACTATCAGGAGACAGTAGTGTTCCATTTAATAGTGCGCCTGCATCTGGCTTCATAGCAGCATCGGCATCACTCAGAACAAACTTGCCCTTGCCATCTGAAGTAGAAGTGTATACTCTTCCTTCTTCTTTAGCCTTGTCAAAATCAGCAGCACTCTCACCATAGATGAGCCCTAGATTATCAGCAGAGGAAGTGGCAGCTGAATCTGTCTGGGTTGCCTCTTGAAGCATACTAGCCATTGCAGTGCGAACATCTGCAGCATTCAAATCTAGGTTAACTCCTAGACGCTTGCGTAGTTGCTCTCTTGCTCCAGAGACAGCATCACGAATAGCGCCACTAGCAGAACCTAAAGACTTGGCACGTCCAGCATTTTCCTGACCAATGGCGTAAGCTACTAGTTCCTCATTCTCATATCTCTCAGGATTCTCTTCCCCTGAACTACGACGAGCTTCTGTATCTGCTCGAGCACGACTAAGAGCTTCACGAGCAAACGTGTTGCCGCTTGCGGCTGACTTACGTAGAATATCTGAAGCCTTGGTAACTCCTCTACCTAGCAGTGCCTTCATCATCTCAGGACGCTGGTCACGTTCATTGAACTGACCTAGATGCCCTGATTCATGGGCAGCAGCTTCCATTAACTCTGCATGTGTACCGTCAGTTAGATTGTCAGTGTAAATATAAGTAGTGCCTTGGCCTACATCATACTCACCCTTACGTGAGGTAGCTTCTCTACCAGCAGCTTCTGCATTAGGAACTATTACAATCTTACCTTGATTGATTAACTTCTCTACACCGGCAGCTCTTTGAGAAGTATCTCCAGCAAGTCTACGAGAGATAGTCTTTACCTTACTGCCAAAGTCTTCTGATGAAGCGGCGTTAGTTCCTGCCATACCTAGACGCTCAGCTACCATTCCCTGAATACGATCTAAGGGATCGGAGCTAGCTTTCAGTTTAGCTACATCGGCAGAAGCCTCTACCTTAGGCTTAGAAACAGAACCTCTCTTTACAGCTGGAGCTTTCTTAGAGGCCTGAATCTCTTGCACTTTGGATGGCAACATCTGAGCAATCTGTTCATCAGTAGCATTAGGATTGTCAGTGATAAGCTGCTTGATAGCTGCAGTACGCTGTGAAGCTGTGGCTACCTTTACTTTCCTCTCTTGGCTAGTTTGTTCTTTTTCTAGCTGCTTACGAACTGACTCACGGGTACGGGATACATCATTAATAATACGTACACTATCCTCTTGTGCCTTCTGCTGTGCAGCTCGGTCAGATTCTAGTTGTGCCTGTCTTTGCTGTTCAGCATTCTGCTGTAGCAATTCATTAGCTACTTGGTCAGGAGTTACCTCAGTAGATACCCCTGCTTGACGTAGACCTTCCGCCATAGTGCCAGAAGAGTTAGTCTGGTTAGCTATAGTACGGAAACCTGCTTCTTCTTCCACTTGCTTCTGTAGTGCATCTTCTTCCTCACGCTGTGAGAAGGCTTCATCAAGTGCACGAGTACGTTCAGTATCTGAGGATATATCCTGCTCTACATTGAACAGCTCACGATCTACATTAGGGTTGTTATCTATACGAGATACAAGATCTTCTTGAGTAGTAGCAGTCTCAGTAGGAAGTACAGGAGCACGCACACGCTCTGCTCCTGATAGAATATCAGATTCAGTTGTTGCTGCACGTTCAGTAATTTCTGCGGCAGTATTACGTGCGTCATTAATAGCTGGAGCACCACCCATAACTCCGCCTAGCACAGCGCCAGCAGCGGCAGCTTTAGCTAGACCTCTAGACATAGGCTCGCCTGTAGCGAAGTTTAGTCCGCCTTGATCTAGTACTTCTGTTAATGCCTCACTGGCCGCTTCGCCTACTAGAGGAACAGCTGCTGCTCCCACAACGCTGCGGCGTGCAGCGCCAGTTGCCTGCCCTACAATCAATCTTTCTAGAGCTGTGCCACCAGGAACAGAAAGAGGCACACCGATATTAGCTGCTAGGGAAATAGTAGACGCAGTATCTCTAGCCCTATCGGCTTGAGCCTTAGAGCCCCCCTTCGCTATAACATCTTCGTAAGCCTGCTGGCCTTGGTTACTTGCAGCAGAAGCTCCTTGTGCAACAATCAATCCAGTGGAACCTCCTAGAGCGCCGGGTGTCGACGCGTACAGCTGGCCTGCTTGAGTAGCTAGTTCATCAGCTAGTACGGTAGGATTGGTTAGATAAGCTTGTGCAGTATCGACAAATCCTTGAGTATCTGCCAACACTTCAGTGCCTACTCTCGCTCTATCTGACCTTTCAGTATTGCGGATAGTCTTAGCTTCACCTCTAAGTCTAGCGGCTTCATTGTCTAGAACAGCTGGATTGCGGGCAATAGGAAGCTCAACTCCTGTTAGAGAGCTGATAGCCATGGCAGCTGGGGTCTTAGTGGCTAGGTTGGCAATTACAGAAGGCGCAGCTACAAGTCCTGCTAGGCCTTCTCTGGCTGCTGCACGGAAGTTAGCTCCAAGATCACTAGCAAGCTCAGCCGGAGCAGTACGGATAGAATCAAGCACAGACTGAGAGGTAGTAGCACTCATCTGAGGCATAGCCTTATCAGATGCCGTAGGCAGTACAACAGAAGGAGAAGGCTTTCCGTAGCCTGATAGTGAAGCTGTATCTAGCTTGCCAGTATTCATGATCTGTGCTAGAGCTTCTGTATACTGTTCATCAGAAAGCTCTGTGCCGTCCTGCTGCACGGCGTCCAAAATAGCCTTAGCAGAATCAAGCTTATTATTTTGCGCAGCATTAGCCCGCTCTTCCTGAGCGGACCACTTGCCATATAAGTCTCTGAACGAAGCTTTCTTAGCCACTAATTATTCCCTTTAGTTATTGAGTAAGCCTGACTTACCCTTTGTTTTGTTGCCCTTCATAGTCTTAACATACACAGGCAGTGCTTGTCTTAGTGTATCTACAGGGTCTTTACCGTTTGCTCTAGCTTGCTGCAAGACAGATTTAACTAGCATATTCTGTTCAGCAATAGTAAGTCCGTATTCTTCTAGTAGTTTCTTTTCCTGAGCCACTAGTGAAGAAGTTAGATCACTAAGAGCCACTGGAGCAGTTTCCTCTTCTAGAGATACTCTTCCAGATCTACCGCCTCCAGCGCCGCTTGCTCTATAGTTGGCTGCATTAGTTTGAGCATTTACAAGACCAAGCCTAGCTTTAGCGTAAGCATCATCTTGGGCTGCTTCACTCTCTAGTCTGCCTGCCTTGAATTTATTAACAGCTGCTCTGCTAGCTAGATCTTCTAGTGTCAACTTCTGTTTATCTTGTTCTAGCTTGTATTGCTGTAGCTCGGAAGGAGTGGCCATACGCTTCTCGCCTCTAGCATCTCCAGCACTATTATGTCCTTGAATCCATAGAACACCAGATGAATCAATCTCGGGCCTATAGCCTGCAACTGTGTCAGCCTGTCGCTGTGCTGCACGATCTTCTCTAGCCACTTGTCTTTGTTCTGCTCTGGCTTCTCTGTCTTCTGCTAGCTTGTTCCTCAACTCTTCCTTAGCGTCAGCAGTCCATTGTCCTCCAAAGCCTTGAAGAGCATTACCAATACCGGAAAGTAATCCCCAATCCATTAGACCATTCCCTCCATAGGCATAGCAGGAGCTGCTTGCTCTGCTGGCATTTGCTCAGGAGCCGCTTGCTGCTGTGCTCCTTGCGCCATATTCTGTGCAGAGCTACCTACAAAAATCTCAGCTCTGTCCATAATCTTTTGAGGAACATCATACTCTTCTTGTAGGTAGTCACTAATCTGCTCTACCCATCCGCCTCTTGCAAGCATGACTCTGGGAGATATGTCAAATGGAAGCTGTTCTGCCAATTGACTTCCGAGCTGCATGATAAACTGACCGATGATAACACCAGGATCTTTAGAGTTTAGAGCCTGCTCAATTACCTGAGAGCCTGCCTCATCAATCATATCTTCTGCCATGCTTACCATAATCTCTAGATCAGTCTCTTCTTCATCTCCAAGAGAATCTTCTTGTTCCATTACTTCATCTTCAAGTGCCATATGCTTTCCTTAGAATAGTTTCTTAAGTGCCTTGCGGACTGGATCTTTGCGGCTGATCTTAGCTCCAATAGGATCTAATACTCTGCGCACTTTGTTCTCTGCATTGTCTAAGGTAGAAAATAGTCCACCACTTTTAGGGTTTCCATTCTCATCTACCTGAACCTCTCCAGTACCTGCAGCAATTAGATTCTGTATATTAGGTTTATTAGGAAGAACAATTCTTGAAGTATCCCCAGCATAGCTAGGCGCAAAAGAGCTTACAGTACTAAAGTTTCTAAACTGATCTAGTCCTCTTTCCTTTCTCTGTCTACCTAGTTGGTTATAGTAATCATCTTGTTCTGCCTCGAACTGTGAAAGGATAGAGCCATAGATAGCTTCATCCTTTGTCGCAGCTTTAGCGTCTGCGCTTGCTGCCTTTCTGTCGGCTTTAGCTTTCTTTGATGCAGCTACACCACCAGCAATAGCCCCTACTGCTGCGATGGCTGCTCCCCAAATCTCTGCCATAAATTCTCCTTAGGATAACTGGCCGTAGCCATTTAGTTTATAAAAATGACTGACCCAAACCAGCCTACCCTCTTCTTCTGTGTGACCGATTCCTTCTAAAGGATATCGTGAGTGAAACATAGGAGCATAGAATATCAGGGCTCTATTATACTTACCCTCTACATAGTCTGTCTGTTCCCATTTATCAGGATCACGACTAACCATATCTCTTTTGAGTTCTTCAAATATACCCATATCTTTCATCTCTTCAAAACTAGGCATCTCTGTGAGGCCGGTTGACTTGTGCCTGAAGAAAGCAGTACCACTAGGTTCTTTATGATCTGACAGATAAGCTACACAAGTCCAATTGCCTGTCTCTCTGTCACTATGGATATAAGCTTTCTCTGTCCCTACATTTGTAACTCTGAAGAACATGGAGTTGGGCACAATAACATCACCAATGTTGGCTATGATATTCTTTAGCATAAGAGCATGATTGCCCCAGAATCCCATACCGTCATATACTGAACTTCCTACCTCACCTTTATTAGGCAGCCAGGTATTAAACCCAGCTGCCCTAGCAGAAGCAATTACATTCTCTAGCTCATCACAGAAATCATCTACTACGAAATACCTCTCATCAATCATTGAAGTATCTCTTCATAATATCTTGCATATTCTGCTGGAAGAAGTTACCCAATCCTGATGTTACTTCCGGAGTGTATAGCTCTGGATCAGAAAGTGCAGCTTGTTGTAGCATGTTCAGCATCTCTAGTGAGCTAGTAAACTTCTGCCCATACAAAGCGCGCCCAAAGTTCTGACCACTTAGCCAGTTGTCATACTGGGCGCCTCTCTCCTGCTGTAGGTTAGCTTGGTCAATATTAACTCCCTGCATAGCTAATGGGGCAGCTGCCTCTAGGGCCGCTCTCTCAGAGCTTCCTGCTGCGATGCTAGAGTTTATACCTCCTCTAGTAGCAGCAGTCTCCAAGCCTCTCCTACGAGCATTCTGGATATAAGGACTATTAGATCCAAGTACAGATTCCAAGGAGCCTAGCACTTGAGATGTACCAGAAGTTGTAGGAGTTACATAGGGCTGAGCAGGCCCTACGGCTGTGTTTCTAAATAAATCTGCGAGTGCCATCTTGTCTCCTTAATTAGCTCTCTTGCCATTACCTTGAGGGGTTCCCTGCAAGGCTAGAACCTGTAGAACATGGGAAGGTTCTGGCTTGGTTATATCTGTATTCCTTCCTTCGATCTTCATCTGAAGTGCCATGCCTCTATCAGAGTAGTCAATATAGTTTGTGACAGATCTAAAATCATCGCGTACGTATATAGGCGTAAACGGAAGAGTCATGAATTGAGGAGGCATGTAATCTTGAATGTAGTCAGTAACTACCTCACCCTGCATTCCTGAAAGCTGAACCTGAAGATTTGTATTACCCTTAGTAAGACCATGTACTCTTATCTTACTAACTGTCTTATAGGTGAATGGGTCTTCTTGGAACAGCCAGTTCAACTCCACAAAGTGAGGAATGTAATTACCATCAAAGCTCCAACCTTTCTCCATTTCGTACACATAGTTTTTAGGCATCTAGTAATTCTCCTTCATCAGGTCCATACCCAGCTAGCCACTACCTGTGTAGTCTGTCCGTTTTGAGTAATGGTCCCTTGTACTTCTTGGCCGCCTTCGCTAGGCAGTACTTGGGAAGACCAGTGATTACTTTCTGGCAACCATTCTACAAAGTATCCATCTTCGCCTATATTTAAGATGAACTCTTCTTGTGTGAACCAATCGGGAGCATTGCTGTAATCATCTAGATCCATTATGCCATTTCTGAAACTGACAATCATAGCATCTATAACGGGAGGAACAACCTCTACATCCCATCTGTGTGCTACGTGAATACGTTCTTCTCCTCCATCATCTAGCTCTGAAGAAATAGCAATAGGATAGATAGAAGGATACTCATAGAAACTAACATCAGAATAGTCCACTCCTTCTTCTGTTATAAAATACTTCTGCTTAGAGAAAGTAGGAGCTTGCTGTGTACCGTAGTTCATAGTCATACTTAGTACATAGCCATCAGAGAAGGCCAACTTGTACTGGTTCTTACTTCTTACCGGCCATGCAACTACAACTTCTTTATCTGATGTAGCCTTACGAATTAGTCTAGGACGTAACCAAGGACTTACAGATTGTGACAGTGGATTCCCTAAGAAATCACCATAGTCTGTAGTTTGGGCTAGAGTATAAATACCATAGGCATTAGCATAAACAGGGAAGCCCATATCAGTCACTGTATATTCTACAGCGCCTAGCTTAGCTACCAGGGTTTGAGTAGCAAAGTTATCTACGGTTGTACCTGAGATTCCAGTAATGCTCTTCTTCCCAAACACACCTAACATCATACCAGCTAGAGGCTGAAGTCCTGCAACACTATCTCCAGTAGCCCAGCTTGATGCTCCATCTTCGCCATTAAAGTTATAGGGTTCACCTACTACAGAAATATCAACTCTGCCATCCTGATATCCTAGAGCTAGATGAGTATGATGGAAAGCCACGTGCCTAGGCTTATCCTTCTCTATGTCAGCTAAGGTTTGGATTTTATAGAAGTCTTCTCCGTTATAGGCAAAACCTCTTCCATGCCCATTAGCGCCATAGATACTTTCTAGATTTATATCCCCGTAGAAATTAGCAGTAATGAAAACATATCTACTTCTATTATCATAGACTTGCTGTTGGGTAGGTAGTCCATTGTACTCCATTCCTACTCCGGCATTAGGAGGAGATAGGTCAGCCACTTCACCAATCTGATTCTTATCAGTAGGAGGATACTGACTATGAATAGTCCAATCATCTCCAATGTAAGATTGAGTGCCTAGCATTATCTCCAATTCAGGAGAGAGCTGCAGAACACCAGATGCATCACCATTCTTGAAGTTACCGTCATTCACATTGTAAGCTACCAATGTTCCTTTAATAACTTGAGTCTTGTCTGGACTAGCAAAGTAATACTCTACGCTTCCTGCATCGAAGTAAACTTTAACCTTCCATGTATTAATCTTGACTCTAATACATGCGTCACCTTCAGCGGCATAGGCAGGCTTAGTGCCAAGTGTAGGATAGAATCTGACACCAAGGGCATAGTCTAAGAAATCTACAGCTGACATTCCCTCTGCATTAAATGCTAGTTCCTCTCCACCAACAGTTACAGTTTCAGTAGTATCCTTTCTGTAAACTGTCCATCTGTATGATCCATCTGCAATTCCGTCTTCTATTATAGAAAAATCTGATTGCTCTATAACTACATTGGATGTAGTAGGCGAGCCTATAACTGAGTACTGGCCAGAAGCCTTGCTCATAAGTATAGTTTCAAATACTCCACCTGTTACGGTAGAAAAGACAACAGAAGAAGTAAACTGCTCAGGGTTAGTTATGCCAGCATCTTTTGATCTTACCAAAACATCCAGAGAATAAGTTAGATCAACTTCAACTCCAGTAACAATAGCCGTACTTGGAAGTCCGGCACCTAGCCCAAGTATCCCTTCACCTACTACATAAGTGTAAGAGTTAGATGCTTTGTATTCTTTAGTATTAGGGGTAGGAGCTGCTCCCACTGTGAAGGTTCTGCTATTAGTAGTAATAGCTAATCCATTATCTAAAGTAACTACAGCATATATTGCGTATGTACCAACAGACATGGCAGGAGCATTGAATGCGTATGGCTCATCTGTTAGGGTAGCCAGTAGAACAGGATTATCAAATACTCCAGCAGTCTCTGTCATTACATAATAAGACACTGAAGCTACATTAGAAGTGCCATCTTTAGTAATAGTAATTCTGCAGGGAATAGTTTCAGATGCTGTGTAGTTAACTCCAGGTTGGGTTAGTACAGCTGCATATTTGAAATTATAATCCCAAGCAAAGCTATCAGCCCAAGTAGCATTTGAATTATTTCTATAAGCTATAACACCTAGAGTGAAATAAGCAGCACCTGAAGGGGCTACGAAGTTGCCACTTGAAGGCTTCCACTCACCGCCTGAGCCGTCGTTTACTTCATTACCTATATTATCAGTTATAGGATTATTGTTAATGTCATACCAAGTTACAAGCAAGTTACCTGGGTTGTTGCCGTAAGATGCAGCACCTTGATTGAACTGCAAGGAAGCGGAGAGCTTCATGCCCGGATAAGTAGGAGACTTATAGTTCTGGACAGTTCTGCTATAAGCGTTAGTTACACCTGTAAACTTAATAGAATAAGTTCCCGCAAAGGAACTATCAGTAGCAACTGCAGTGTTAGTGCCTAGGGTCCATCCTTCGGCAGTGCCCGTCTCAAACCCTGGATTGATAATCGCAACAGGACCGGTAGGGGTCGGGGTTGGCAAAGCCATTAATTTCTCCTTATGGGAATGCTGTATATACTACTGAGTTTGTAGGTGAATACTCTTCTAATGTATTCATATCTGATCCTGGAGAGGAAACTGTCGCACTGTCAGCAGTCCATGAAACGAAAGCATCTGCATATATGTAAGCACTATCAGTTTGCTGAACATCTAAAGGATCAAGAACGTAGGCTGTTGGTGAATCAAATGATTTCCATCCGTTAACTTGAGCAGGTCGCCCTGATATATTAACCTTCTGGAAAAGAGAAGACGGGCTACCGTTTGTTCCCGATACATCAGTTGGACCTTCTATCCCTACATTCTGCCTGTTCTGATTAAGAGCTGCAAGCTTTCCGTACAGAACTGTTCCCTTCTCAAAATCTACAATCCAGCCTAGATGTTTAGCTCTCCATCCAAAGTCGTAAGGACCACTAGGTCCATCCTCTTCAATGGTTTGCTGCTCTGTGCGAGATTCGTAAAAAGTCGCAGCACTGGCAGAGGTCGAACTAAGTGTAGCTATGTAATTTCCGTCAGAATCAAAGATGCTCGTACCATCCTGAATGGCCATAGCTGTAAGCAAGGTGATCGTAGAATTCTCATCAACAACTACAGTTGCTTCCGGTCCGTCTGGTGTGCCTACTCTAACCGTTGTGTTAAGTAGCATATTGATTTACCTCATTAAGAATCCCACGGCTGGAAACCTGTGGGCGGCGTATACTGAAACGGACCAGCGAAGTTGGCTGTCACCTTCGACCCCTCTGAATTTGTGACCGCAGGATACACAGCGTCTTGAACATTGGTGAATGCTGCGCCTGTTCCAGCGCTAGGATTGCCCCCAGCAAACCATGTTCCGTTCTTGCCCCACCATATGCTGTCTGAATCTAGATCTACTGCTACCGTCAGGATGTCATTAGTTACTAGCGATGTGCCGTATGCAGTGGGGATGCCAGAATAGTACTTATTGCCGCTGTTCGCCAAAAGCCCCCAATCTGAATTTCTATTTGTGGTCACGGTCGGACCACCACCAACCTGAGACGAACTGGCGTTTGACTGAGCGACACCCACCGTGGGAGTCCCAGCACCGAACACTGCGTCCATCCTGACTTCGAAATAGCGCTTTCCAGTAGAGTTCGCTAGGCTTGCAACAACCATGCTTCCTATTCCAGCCCGGCTGTTAGTATGCGTTAGTCCTGAGTTGCTGACCACGCCGCCCATAGAACTGTTGAACACATTCCGTAGCCATACGCACTTAGTGAATTGCTCTATAATAGTGGGTAGCAGATCTACTTTCTTATTCAATCCGTCCTGTACGATAGGAACAACCTCTCCTCCGCTCAGTGCGTTAGCTACTGGCATGTCTGTAATTTTAGTACTGGCCATTAGCCCTCCGTTTGGATAAGTGAACTGTTCTCTTGAAGAATAGGATAACCGTCTTCTTGCAGAATTACATCTTCAATGGTAAAAGTCTGTAGACTGGCTACAGCGTACAGCCTGTCCTTGAACCAATGTAATCCTGCAATAGGTCCCGGCAGCTCCTCTACCTTAGACCGCAGTGAAGACATTAAAGTTAGTAAATGTTCATAGTGTGAGACAGTATCTAAGCTTTCTTCCTGACCAGACATATCTGATATTACATTAGTAGTCCAAGAAGAAGACTGTCCACTAGAAGAATAACCTACAATTTGAACTACAGTGTCAGGCATCACTTCTATATTGTGGTCTATTACTACATATCTTAAAGTAGTGTTTTCTTGCTGACCAATGACACCTAGTAGTTTACCTTCGTAGAATAGTAGGTCTCTATCAGTAGCTATTCCATTAATACTATCAACTACCATAACTCTATATTCATCTACAGCAGACAAAGCAGAACCATCATACCTTGTGTATCCGTCAATTCTTTTCTGACCTTGGAAGTCTACCTGCTCGTAGTTAATAGTATCAAAGGCACTACCTTCAGGTGCTATAATCTTAGCAGTCTGAAGATCGAGTCCTTTATCTAACGCAAGTAGGCTTGGGGTTAAACGGCTCAACGCCAGCTCCTTAAGAATGGATAGTTATATCTGCTGCCTGACCAACTAGGTAGTGGCATTAAGTTTCTTTCTGCTCTGTTTTTAAATACAGTGGACTCGCTCTGAGCGTAGGCTAGAAGATCTGGATTCTTATCATAACGAGCCATCTTCTCTAGCGCTCTCCATGCAATCCATTCCTGGTACTCAAAGGGAAGCAAGATAGTAAGAGGTACATCATCGTACTCTTCTAAAATTTGCGGAGCAGTTGGGTACACAAAGTTTACATAGAAAGGAGAGAGTGTCTGAGGATAGAAGGTTAGATCACCTTTGTAGTCCTGGCTTACAAAGCTGGGGGCAGACCTTGTAGTTGTAGTGTAAGACAACTCTTTATATAGCCAGTTCTCCCACGGCATGTAAATAATAGGGATAGGAGTATTACGACCTTGGTATCCTACAAAAGTATTCCATCTAGGTTCCCTCATCAGAGGATCTAGATCATTGAGTCTGTAAGCTCCTCTACCTCTATAAACAAAAGAGCTATCGCCTGCATTAGGAGACAGCTCTTCAAATACTTCTCCAAGAGTGGCACGATTCCACTGACCATCAGAAGAGAAGTCAATGTAAAAATCACCAAGATTTGCGCCAGATTGTATTGTGATTACAGTTAGCTCAAGGCCAGAATCCTGACCTTTATACTTAACTCCCGGAGCCGGGCCTGTAGAAGGAGCAGTGCTTACAATATCATCAGCTACAATGCGAGGATTAATGAGAGTGGTGATTTCTTTATTCTTGAATTCCCACTCATTACGTTCCATCTGCATGTCTTGCCAAGCGCTGCGTACCCAGTCTTTAATCTGCGGCCATCTACGCCTGCCGGCTTCTGCAGAAACCCAAGTAGCAGGAGTCAGCTCTCCCTGTTCCATGCCACTCTCCAGTGCTACTTTATTAACAAGCGCGATAAAGTCCAATTTTTATTCCTCGTTGTTGTCTTCTGGTTCCTCAATCATGGCAGAGGTGCCAAGATCTACAATTTCATCATCATTAATCTTAATTAAACCCTTCTCCAGAGCACGACGTAGGTCAGAAGGCTTAGGATAGTGTCCGAACATTTCAGCATAACGAGCACGTGGCCCATTAGTTCTTTGCTTCTGCTTCTCATGGTTAGTGAGAGGCTCAGGGCCGGGCGTAGTTTCCAGTACTTGGAAAGGATAGCTAGGGACAGTTACAGTTTTATTCTGTAGAATCTCTCGGCCATAATTATCCTGAGTCTGACTCTGGACTAGACGCTTAACTTTAGCATCTTGTAGAGTACGGACAACGCGAGCAGGAACAACTACTTCCTTTCCGCGAGGGATGGTGCACACATATCCGTTACAGTTTAGATACACAGGAAACTGCTGATTACCGGGGGTCGGATCTTCATTGATAATGATCTTTGAATGTCCCGGAGGTACAGAAGTCATGTGTTCTGCTAGCGGGACTGAGCTACGTCCATTCAGCTTTTTGACAATAGCTGCTTTAATATCTTCCTTCTTAGCCGTCTTAGCTAGGGGGATGTGCATATGTGATGCGTACTCACGTAGAGTAGAGATAGGCATGTTGTCAAAATCTGGGCGTGCAATATCGTTCATATTATAATCCTTTGGTAGGCGTTGCTACAGTGGGCAGACTAGCTGCTAAGGGCAGAAAAGAAAGAGGGGACGAATCCCCTCCTCCTTCTGCAATTTTACTATTAGTTATCTAGTAGATAATCGGTACGAACCGGATATCCGCCAGTAACCTGACGAGTACTAACTTCGCCGTTGAAGTACACGGCTAGGAATAGCTCGGTGTCAGCTGCAATAGTACCACCAGTGGTGATACGAATACCTACGTTAGTAGGACCGGTGAGCTTGGTAGGAGCAGCGATAATGGTTTCAGTGTAACCATCTAGCTGTCCCGCAGCCTTTAGGCTTGCAGCAGAAGTAGCAGGTGACGGGAAGTCATTGCCTGCTGGTAGGTAACGGGAATCCGGACCTCGACGTTCTACAACTACAGGCTGTCCGTCAGCTCCAAGGATCTGGAAAGTGCCGATGGAACCAGCAACAGTAGAAGTGTCGCCGAGTACTAGAAGAGTTACCTTCTCAATTGCCTGGTTCTCACCAACAGGAACGAACAGTAGATCATCGCCCGCAGTGAGTACAGTACCATTTGCTAGGAAGATACGGCCAGCCGCATCGTAATCCTTACCGCCGTAGTATCCACGATGACGGTGCTTCTTCTTAACTAGGTCAGATGTAAAAATAGCCATTTTGTTTATCCTTTTGATTGGAGGGCGAGAGCAGTTTTACCTGCCCTCTCCCCGGCTTAGCTGTTCAGATTAGGCTGAAGCAGCTGCTTCGATGCGTACCATCCAAGCTTCGTTTAGACGAAGAGCGGCATACCACATCTTGTAGCTAGCGAAGCCACGCTGCGCTAGTGGGTCCTCATAAGTAGGAGTAGGATTCTTGACAGTGATAGTCGCTGAATCCATACCACGTAGAGGGATGATACCGTAAGCATCTTGACCAATGATAACAATTGGGTAGACGTCAACGTTTGCTCCATCAGCACTTAGGACGCCGGTCGGGCTAGCAGCACCTGCACCGTAGAAAATTTCTAGGTCAGGTGATAGCACAACACGAATATCCTGGAACTTGCCTAGCTCCCAATCACTAACCACATTGTAGTTAGAGTACTTCTCACGCGGAACAAAGCCAGTTAGGGCACGGAAGTCCGGCTCTAGGTTGGTATGTCCGAATGCGATGTAGGCAGGAGCAACAGGTTCAGTAGCGATATTGGTGCTAGCCTTAAGCATCTTGGTGATAGGCTTAGCCTTAGCTGCCTTTAGGAAGCGCTGCGCAGCTACTAGATCCTCTTCAGCAATAGGAGCAGCAACAGTCGCACGTGAGGTAGCAGTGCCTGAGTAGATTATGTTGGTCCCACCAACTAGTTCTGCCCAGATGATAGCTTCCTTAGTAGAAGCAGCCTGTTCACCCAGACCCATGGTGATCTTCTGCAAATGTGTTCAACAGAGGTCATTACTCTCTGCCCGTTAGGTAGGGTCACTTCCTAACCGCTGCATATTCCTATGCAGATCAGACTATATCATCAACTCCTTATATAAGGAGTGCCATGCGCTTCCACCCATTTGAGTGTACTCTCTTTCGAGATAGTCGTTGCACCTTCCAAAGTCTTGTGTAATCTGCCGTGATCTGATAGGGTAATTAACACAAGGTTATCAAAAACATTGTTTGTTGGATTCTCATCACAATGTAGACTGGACTTTGGCTTGGCTCAGGATTGGCCGTTCTGGCTATTCCCTGAGTTCACATGGTTTTATAACCTCCAGAGCTGCTTAAGCAGCTAATAGATAAAGGTTAGGATCTTCGTGGGTATCTAGGATAACGTCAGTGAAGTTAACCCAAGCACCATACTGGCTGACAACTACTGACACATCTTCGTACTGCAGCATGTTCGGAGCTGGGGTAACGCCTTCGACCAGTGCATCGGTGTAGATAGCGAATGGGACGAAACGACGGAACACAGCTAGAGTTCCCTTGTTCTTAGGGATAGCTTCATTCATACCGAACTTAGCTAGAACTTCTACAGGCTTGACGTGCTCAAGGAACTTAGCGACTGCATAGATAGCAGTACGCGGTGAAATATCACCATAGGTAGTAATACCAAAACCGGCCATAAATTATAAAACCTCTTCTTTGTTATGCCCCTCGGATATCCTTTCTGATTTCTTCCGAGAATTGTTTGAAGAGAGCTTCTGGGTCTGATGGGCCTTTAGATCGCGCAGGTGGTTTACCACTGTCCAGATTGGCAGCTCGTTGCTGCTGTTTCTTTCTGCTCTCTTCGATCTGTGAGGCACGTTCATCTACTACTGGTTTTTCTGTTTTCTGGACGGCTAGCTCTGGGTGACGTGCGAGCATATCTCGCTTGTAAATATCCAGTGCCATAATCACAGCTTCTGCAGAATCTGCTCCAGCTAGTTCAAGAACATGCTTTGGTTGTTCCTTCTTCCAGGTCTTCCAAGAGTCAGACGCAAACACCTCTGAAACATTAGGATACTTATTGAGCAGAACTTCCTTCTGAGCCTCAACATACTCGGCATATTCAGCTTCGCGCAAGGATTCAATACGACTAATCTCTCGGGCTGCTGATCCGGTATCAACCTCGCTTAGAGCACCACCTACCGCATTGCGGATGGCAGCAGCAAGAGCTGGGTCGGTATCTTCTAAGTCTTTCAGTGCTTCATCTAGCTTTGGTTTTACCTTGTCAGAAGTTGTTCCCGAGGTAGCATTCTTCTTTAGATCTGCTAGCTGACGGTCATACTCTGCAAGCTTGCGCTGAAGACTTGGCACTCTACCTGCCTGTGAGCTTAGAGACTGCTGATTCTTTTTAAGTTCAGCTAGTTCTGCTCGCAAAGCAGCCAGTGGGTCCACTTCTTCTGTCGCAACTTCTTGTTCTTCGCCGTCCTCTTCGGAGGGCTCATCTTGTTCATCCTGAGTACTATCTCCTTCCGGCTCATCGGCGGGAAGCTCTTCTTCAGGTTGCTCCTCTTCTTCAGGAGTTTCTTGTGCAAGCAGTGAGGAGAGCTTAGTGCTGTCATCATCTTGCATAGCTTTACTAATCTCGTTAAATAGATCGTTGTCAGTCGGGGTAGTCATTATTGTCCTTGTGCAGAGGCAGCTATAGCTGCGTCCTTCTCAACAAAAAGGAGCTTATCAATTAGCTTGATAGCGCCTCTATGCTCCTGAGCCTCATCATGAGTCTTATCAGTTATTAACTTTGCTACTATATGTTCTCGTTCAATCTCAAGCCATTCTTTAATGGCTATCCAATCAGGCCCGTAGAGCGAGATACGGGCCTTTAGATTAGTTTGATTACGCATCCGTGCTTCCTGTGTTAGCCTGCTGAGCTTCTACTTGAGCAGTGTATGCGTCAGCTTCTTGCTGTTTGATATTAGCATCACGTTCAATCCTAGCTTCCTCTAGAGATTTCAGGAATGCCTGAGTCTGTAGATTCTCTCTATTGATCTGCATATCTGCTAGCATCTTAGCTCCAAACTGCTGGTCTCTTTGAGCTAGTTCAATTAGGGCAATTTCCTTTTCGTTCTGGCTCACAGCTACACGAGCTTGGGATTCAACAAGACGGGCACGAGTAGCTTCTAGCTTCTCGGTGTGCTCCATAATCTCACGCTGCTGTTGCTGCTTAAGATCAAAAGCAAGTTTGGCTTCTTCCAAAGAAATCTTCCGAGCCTCTAGCTGAAGTTCCATCATAACAGGATCAGGTCCTTGACTTTCAGCCTGTGCCTGTTTATCCTCTAGATACTGCTGCTCAGTTTTTACAATGCTAGCATCTGGGATGTTCATAGCAGCTAGTCGTACGCGTTGTAGTGCTGGCTGATTGATCCAAGCTGCAAGCTCTGGGTTCTGAGCTGACTCAACTGAAAGCTTTTCTAGATCACGAATGTGAACTTGCTTGTTCTTATACTGACTAGAAGTACGTACATCTACAGAGAAGGACCCCTTAATTTCTGGGTTCTCATTGTTCTGCATATTCCACGCATACCAAGCTGTGATGACAGGCTCAGTGATGTTGCTATCCCACTCTTCGCTCATAAAATCTAGAAGCGTAGTGGATGCCTGTTGAATAACAAGTTGTCCCGTAGCACTATCTACAGCTTGCGGGCTATTAAGTCCTGCTGTAATTAGAGGAATACCACTCTCTTCTTCAGCAAAGCCTTGTGCTAGCTGCATGACAGGAATCAACATGCCGGTAGTATTAGGTACGTTGAAGAATTGCATAGCTTCGTTGACGGTAGTACCAGGATCTGTTAGATACCAGATCTGCCCCGGCCCTAGTTCCCAATTACCGTTAGCAGGTTCAACCATGTGCTTATGCATAGCAACCTGAGCACCAGATGACATATAACTGTTATCTAGAATCATGTGCCAAGTTTCATTGACTACACGCTGGGCGTCCTCCATCATAAGAGGAACTCCATAACCGAACGGAGAGGCAGGATCTTTTTCCCATACACTCATGTAGTACAAGTGACGGAATGAAGCCTCAATACTCTCAAGCTCAATTCGTATTACCTGACCTTCACATACCCACACTTCGCCATAGTACTCATCGTTCTTACTATCGTAGCAAGGCTCAATGCCTAGAGTGTCTAGCTGTGATCTAGTAATAGGCCCCTGATACTCTAGTACAATATACTTATTCTTAAATAGATTGTTGTTAGTATCAGATAGCTTAGCAAAGTCGGACCAGCTTTGATCCTTATAATATTCCGGAGACTGCTCTAGTACACACTCAATTGCCTCAGGTCTAAAGCCTTCGTGCTGTAGAAGCTTCTTTAGTTCTAAAGAAGTTAGAGGATGTAACTCAATAGGGTCATTACCCTCATCATCAGGGAAGAAGAACCAAGGGTTGATGTACTTAAGTTCAGGTGTATAATCTACAGTAAGCTCAGGAACCCAAGTAGAAGTACCTGCTAGCTGCGTGTAACTTCTTACCTGTTTACCTACAGAAGCAGGCCCCTTAAGAATGCCTGTACCTAGAACAACTCTATCCCTCATAGCCTTCCAGCATAGAGAAGTATAGTCACTTTCATCTAGCTGCTCTTCAATAGTTGCTGACATTTTCTCAGCCTTATCAGCTGCATCGGCTTCTGTATTGAGCTTTGATGGCCAGAGGTCCCAGTTCTTATCTCCTGTACCAAACTGCATAGAGTAGGTCTGGGCGATAGCAATGGAGCACTTAGAACGTACAACGTTTACATCGGGTCTGTCTGAATAAGAGCGTAGCTCAAAGGGAGTTTCTGGAGCAATGAAGTTACCAGTGAACGCCAGCTTGCCATAGTATAACTCAGATGACCTAATCCATTGATTTTCTTTAGAGCGTCTATTGCTAGCTCTATGTCTAAACTTGGCATCAACTGAAGAGGCTAGTGAGCTAAGTAGTTCTTCCTCAATCCTCTTAGCCTCCTTCTGCTCTTCTGTTAGTTCAACTTCTTCGATTTCGTAATCGTCCATAGGTTCCTAGTTAAATGTTATATCGGCGAGGTCCAGTATAAACAGGAGCCCTAGACAGTTGATCTATAGAGCGTGCCTTATTAATCTCCACTACACCGTAGCGTAAGCAGTCCATAAGATGGTCACGTTCTTTAATTACTCTACCTTTCTCATCTCTACGGTAAAGAACATACTCTTTAGCTAGATGATTTAGGGTGTTGAATACTTTAATCTTGCCTACTGAGAGCCTTTGCCACACTGCCTGAATGCCGCCTTCAACATCGTTGTTGGCTTTGACAATACGCAACCCTAGGTCTTTGTATGTCTGCATAAGTTGACTACCATCTCCTTGGCTACGGCCACGAGATGCAGGATCAATAACTCCAGGAATCCAATTGCCTCTAGATAGAATGGCAGAAGAATGTACAGCTGGAGGCTGTTCGGCAATGTAGTGTTCGTCGTAGATGTATATAGTATCGGTGTTAGGATCTAGAGCTAGCCACAAGGCAGCTGTCCTATTCCAGCCTACGTCTAAAGCAAATAGCTTCTTGAAGTGGCGAGGAATCTCAAAGGAAGGAACCATCACTTGTTCAAGTGTGATAGGATAGACAGCACCACTACCCATAGAAGGTACGCCAGTACGTCGAGTTTCGCGTAGGTGGGGCTCGGAAGCTTCTAGGATTTTCTCTTGCTGCTTCTTGTCTAGCCAAGGAGCGTCGTCCCAACCTGCCTGAACAATAGCCTTGTAGCCTTTCTCTACAATCTCCCCATCAGGATCATCTTCCTTATCATTAGGAAGGCCAAGGATTTTCTTAGCTCCTGCAAGATAGTCAGCATCCTCACAGAACTTAACCACTAGAGGAGTGAGACCTGTTAGCGGCGTAAAGGTTACGTAAATAATACCGTGAGTGGTCATAGTACGAACTAGACATTCGTTATAGATGTTGATGGGAATAATCTCATCCCCCCAAATCCAATGCTTAGCTGTACCATAGAAAGCCTCAATAGGCTGTTCATAGTTCTTAAAACCAATCTCGGACCAACCTCCAGACGCATGCCTCACTTTCATGAAGTCGATAGCCTGAGGAGTTCCTTGCTTAGCATACATAGCACCGATAGTATCGGCAGGGATAATACCTGTACCCCATGCTCCGGGAGAACCTAGCAGCTCACGCTGCACAGTATCACGAGTAGCCTGAGCAGTAGAACCAATAGCCCAACCAGAAGTAGGGCCATCAAATCTTTTACCCTTCCACCATACTGGATATTGTCCTGTAGCATGATAGGCGGATTCTAAAGCACCAGAGACAGATTTACCTACACGGTTAGCTGCCATGAATAGTCGCTGATCGTAATCAGCACCAGAGGCAAAGAATACTTTATGTTTGGGACAGTTCTCAATACTGAAAGGCGTACCAGGCACAAACCATTTACTCATGCCGCTAATCTTACGAGCATCCTCGTATTTCTCTAGAAGATAGTTTAGTTGGTTTAGCCTGTGGATGTTAGCCTGTTGCTTATGTTCATTCCCTCCAATCAAGCCAAAGTCCCCATCAGAAATGACAGGGACTTGGCCAATGATAGATTCTAAATCTTCATCCTTGATATCAATAGTCACTTAGAATATTCCTTTTCCTGATCCCTATGTAACTGCTTAGAGTATCTGGTAGCAGAAGGTACATCTTTAAACTTACCAAGATGTTTACCAGTACTTAGGAACAAAGCCATTGCGTCGGCATCCGAAAGTATCTTGCCGTCATCACTTACTGTAGGAATTACAGTTTCTAATCCATCTCCAAAGTTTACAGAGATACTACGAACAGTACTAATAGTTCCATCTTTATTCTTTACTACTGGTCTATTGTGAAGATCAATATTACCTGATTCTACTAGTCCGCTGTCCTTAGCCATTATCTTCTTCCTGCACAGAAACACTAGTAGCCATAACCATGGCATCTGTTAGCTCTGGATTCTTAAGGCGTTTAACCTTACGCATAATCTCTTCAAGCAGCTGGTCATCAGATAGATTAGTATTCTCATTAGTATTAGAGGTTTCAATCTTATCGGCCCATGCAAACTTGTTCTTCATATAGAAGCTATACAGTCCAGCATTAAACGACTTGTTGTTAACGTTCTTGCGAGCAAGACCTTCCCAGTGAGCCTTGCTTAGAGTACGACCAAACTCAACTAGCTTGGAGAAAGTAGGATTCTCCCCAAGCATTGTGTTGAAATGCTTGATAGTAATATTCATAGCAGCAGCTACTTCTGTATCAGAGTAGCCCTGTCTATAATACTCTACAATCTCTTTGGCCCAGTTGTGGGTGTTGGCCTGTGCTAGCACTTCAGTCATCCTTCTGTACGGCCCACATAGTTGCCACTACCATCTGGAGCTGAGTACTTACCCGCATCTGTATCTGTGATAGGACGGAACAAAGGATAGCAACTAATGCCTTCCTCATTCTGCTCAACGCCTACTAGCACTGGTACAACCTCACCGGTAGTCTCATCCTTAGCTTCCATGATAGCAAGCTTATTAGTAAGCACTGTGTGGTACACCATCTTTAGAAGACCGCGTAGAACATTAAGATGCTCCTCAGTCTTGTCATTACTAAAAACTAGGAGAAGGGCTTCCTGCCCTTGCTCCACATTAGAATTATCGCTCATCAGATTCCTTTTATATTGTGTAGCCGGGCGAAATTTCCTGGGTACGCATTCGTTCCACTAGCTCCTTCGCTCTGCCGCCAACTTGCTTGGCCCAGAGGGATTGAGTCATATTACGAGCGGCTTGCTCGTAGTTTTTCTGTGAGATGAACTTTAGGGTATTGCTAAACCCTAGTAGTCCTTTGATGCCTATATTGAAAGACATATTGATTAGCACAGTCTTGGTAACAAAACTGGCATCTTTGTACCACGTCAGAACATTGCTCAGGGCACTATCTACTTCTAGTATTTTTTGCTCTAGCTTTCGATCTGAAGTAATACGATCCATCCTTGAATCAAGGGTTGTACTTCCTGTAAACCCGTGTCCTACCGTCCATGGTGCGCCCTCCTTGGCAGCTCTGTCCAATGGCACACCTAGCTTAGCTAGAATTTCCTTTGCCGGTTTGAAGCCCCAATCCTTTGAGGGGTACTTCTTCATTAGAGGCGAGAGGGGATCGGGGTATGCGTATTCCCGAAACCCCTCATGCCTATTAAGATCACCGGCTACCTGCTTAGTTAGTTTATTCTGAGAGGTAGTTGTGAGTGTCATGTTATTCCTTAGAGTTTTAGTGCAGCAATAATAGCATTAACCTTAACGGTTAGATCTGCGACATTATTACGGATAGCAGTTAGAGTGGTATTGACAGAAGCTAGAGAAGCTGCTGTAGTGTCAGTGGTTGCTGCTACAGCAGCTGGCATTGCAGCTACGGTATTGTCAGCAGTACCAGCTGAGTTGTTAGTCAGAGCCACAAGAGCAGCAACAGCTTCAGCCTGTTCGGCAGTAACCCCTAACTCTCCTAGGAGATTCTCTAGGGTTTGCTTCTGTGTAGTATCAAATCCAAAATAAATATCGTAACCAACCATGTATATAATTTCCTTTAATGTGAGGCTGGCAGAGCCAGCGTAGGGCTCTAGGCCAATTCTTACTATGTGGAGCTGGTAAGGAGAATCAAACTCCTTTCATTAGCGTGGAAGGCTAAGGCACAATCAATATACCATACCAGCGTAATGTGGTCCGAGATGTAGGATTTGAACCTACGGCCCCTTGCTCCCAAAGCAAGTGCTCTGCCAAACTGAGCTAAACTCGGAATTAAATATATTCTGTTACAATTTTAAAGTCTATACTTATTAGACTGTTCTCAAAAGACTTTTCTTCATTTATAACTGAATAGTAAATAAACGATAGATAAATATACTACCTACCATACGCTCTAGTGTGACATGCGTATGGATTACAGCCACTTACGTAGCTGCATCCAAATACGTAAATCGATCAGTTCCTGATCTGTGAGTGTGGCGTTACACTGTTGTTCTTTGTGCATACTGTTCCTTGTAATTGCGTACTGTTATTAGTACGTACATAGTTATAGCCTACTACAAGTATTTTAGATATAACTTACCTATCCCCCGTATTATACATACAGTAGGTTCAGCAGTCAATCTTACCTGTAGCAGGATAAGTAAAACAGATTGATTGTCCTAGTCTTCAGCTATGAGTATCTCATAACCCACTCCTGCGCTAGACAAGCCCCGCATTTCCTTTATGGAGTGTATCCCCCCAGATAGCCACTACGTGTCTGACTGCCTGGAATAGTAAGGTAGGATCTAGTCGCTATCGTTAGGTGTGTCCCCACACTTATCACCAACTAGAAACAGAATAGTCAACCCCTTAAGGAAAAGAGAGTAGAGCCAACACCCTAAGGTGTGTACTTACAAGGTACCAGCTAGACTCCGTACAACTACCTAGACTTTAGTAGATTCCGCAATGGAATCCTTTATATGTGCATTATCAGCAGTGTACTTCTGTCAGTGCATTCACCCTACCCTCTCTTCCTCTCGGAAAAGAGTATTGCCAAAATTTAAAGATTACGTAGATGAAGACTCTTCTCGAAGAGGATTTCTTCATTCCAAACTTAACATCAGCTGACCATAGCATCATAAACAGCTTGGCTGTAGCCATCATACACCACCTGAACAGTCGGTGACTTACGAGCATACCTCTCTTTAGGTGGATGGTACTCCAGAACCATAGTGTGAATTGTTAGCTTAGGGGCTGAGCATTTAACCTTCAGATACTTCCTATCATACTGGTTCCATACAGGAGCAACACATCTATCCCAATCATCCTGACTGATATCTACAGGTTTGCGTAAGCTATACCTCAGCCTATCAAGTGGAGCTGTCTCCCACCTCTTGTTATTATACTCCTTCTTCCTAGCATTAGTATTAGCTTCCTTAGTCTTGTGATGACTCCGCTTCCCATACCTGAGCTTATACTTCTTCCTCCTGCCATACTTCCTATTCAGCCTGCGCATCTCAGCCTTTCTAGTTTCTTCCGATAGGCGAACTCTGTCCAAAGCTTCCAATGCAATAAAATCCTCAGAGTGAGCCTCGCGTTTTATCATAAGCCTCATACGCTCTGTATGGCTCTCTACGGCACTTACAGAGGACAGCCCTGTAGGGGTGTAGCTTAAAGGTACCAACCCGAGCTTAGAGACGTTCTCATTAAGCTCCTCACTCACTTGTGTGAATACACTATCAAGCCATGCTAATTCCGCATCTGTTAATTTACTAACTGTACACCTCTATATTTATGAATAAAAACTAATTGCCTCTATAAGATGAAGACTGCCTACAGCCAGCCAATCTTCACTCTGTGAATAGTATGTTCAGCTTATATTCATCATCATACCCTAACTGTTTTCTATTCTGAAATTTCCCTTAATCATAATTTCCCATTGATTTTACAGGATGTTGGGCCCCACTACGTTGCGTGCGACAGCACGCCAGACCGACGGGATACCGACCGGGGGTCGGAGGGGGGGGGTAGGTGCCGGAGGCACACGCAGGGGCAGTTGGGGCGCCGCAGGGGGGGTCTAGTTGACTAGTGTGGTAGTGTGGTAGTACAGCTATGATACAGT